AAAAAAAATAATAAATAAATGATAAAGAAGATTAATAATTATGTCAGGTTCAGTTTATGGTTATAACGAATATAACAACAATGTAGCAAGTACAGCAGATACTTCTGCTAATAGTTCAGTTAAGGTTGGTTACTTCAAGCTTGCTGATGATGGTGATGAAGCACTTGTAAGATTTAATATTTCTTCAGTAGACGATCTTCAGTTTAGTACAGTTCATGTAATTAACGCTGGTGCAAATAAGTGGCTCAAGGTTAGCTGTTTGAATCCTTTTGGTGCTTATGGTGAAAAGTGCCCGCTTTGTGAAGCTTCAAATTCTAATTCAGCAATTTCAAAGGCTGGTAAGAAGGTATTTCTTCAGGCGTTGGTTTCATATAAGGATAAGACAACTGGAGCTTGGTCAGCTGCTCAGCCAGTAATTTGGGAACGTCCAGCAGGATTTTCTAAGGTAATTGCTGGTATGCTTGGTGATTATGGTGATCTTAAGAATTCACTCTTTAAGATTACTAGAAATGGTGTAAAGGGCGATATGAAGACAACTTATGGTATTAATTATGCTATGCCAACAGTATTTAAGCCTGAAATGGTTCCAGCAGATTTTTCAGCTTTTGATAAATTCAACATTGCAAAGCATTCTTACTGGGAAAAGACTAGTGATGAGCTTAATACATTTTTGACAACAGGTAAGTTTCCAGAAGTAGCTTCAGCAGCTCCAACTCAGACTGCTGCTGATACTCAGCAGACTCCACCTTGGACAGCTCCAACACAAGCTGCACCTGTATTTAATACTGGTACATATACACCAGTAGATACTACGACAACAACAGCACCAAATACTCCTCCTACTGGTGCTAGTGCTGAAAGGAACTTTAGTAAACCGCAATATAGTTTCTAATATTGTAAAGGAAGGCGAGATAGCTGCTTAATGCTACAAAGAGAATATTAGTTCCAGAAGTTCTCATTAGGGTGGTGATAAATTATTCCACTCTTTTATAATTAGCTAAATTATTTATAGTAGCATATTAAATTAATTATTAGTCTAGTCTTGACTGAAAGGAATTCCACAAAAACTCTACTAAGAGGAGGAAAATTTTAATGAACTCTAGACTAAGAGATAAAGTTTGGTTTTTCTGCACTTTATTTCTTATAATTACTTTAGCTTTGGCAAAAAATGTTGTTATGAGTCGAAATCCAGTTCAAAATGAAATTGAACTACAGCAACAAAATTTGTCAATAAAAATTGAATATTTAAAAAGACCGGATGATATTATTCGAGAGGCAGCACAATATAAAAATGTAAAAGTATTTGATGATGCTAAATATGTTGAGATAGAGGAAAACTTAGCAACAACCTCAGTAATGCCACTTGAAACAATAGAAATCCAACCACAAATAATAGAAGTAGATCCATTAGCGAATAAGTATGAAACTAATCGACTATATGTTACTTCATATGCTTATACTGATACTAAGTATCCAGATCAAGGAAAAACAGCTTATTATAATAGTGCAGCATATAACAGAAACGGATTAACTTCTATTTATGACAACTCTGATATTGAGTATGTAAATGGTAAAGCATACGTGGTTCATAGTATTGCAAGTGACCCGAAAGTGCTACCACCTGGAAGTATAATTTATATTCCAAAATTAGATATGTATTTTAGAATGGACGACAATTGTGGAAGTTATTCTTCTAAATTATCTAAAAAGGCTTGGAATATGGGAGCTTCTATTTGGATAGATATTTATGTGGGACGAGCAGCTTATGAAGATTGTACAAAAGGTTTTGTTTTAAATTATGGCACAGGCATTGCTATCTCGGGTACGCCAAATACCCCTAATCCTGAAAATATAGTTTGGGCAGATGGCAAGTTCAGTTTTACTGAAACAGAGCTTAATATAATCAAAACTTTTCATGCTAATTATTATAATCAATCAAGTTGGACTTTTAAATTAATTAGATATGGCTATTAAAAAAACAAATTAAATATTGTATAATATATTGTGGTGCCACGACAGACTCAGGACGGCTTTTTGATAAAGTTAGTTAATAAAACGCTGTGGTTAAATGGATTTTGAGAAACAGCCATAATATGAAATGCCTTCTTAGCTCAGCTGGCCAGAGCGACGCACTAGTAATGCGTAGGTCATCGGTCCGAATCCGATAGAAGGCTCCATTTTGGGGGTATAGCTCAGTTGGGAGAGCACCTGCCTTGCAAGCAGGGGGTCATGAGTTCGAATCTCATTATCTCCACCAGCCGTCAGTGATAGGAACCACGTAACTTAAGCTATCCGTTCAAGTTAATTGAGACATTGATTCCGAAAAATTTGTCTCTGGATAATTTTTTACGTTTAAAGGTACGTTAGTTTTTACATCAGATAATTTCGCCAAAAAACTAAAATAATTTATGGGGATGCCTTGGTTTCGACAGGGTACTGAGAAAATTAGATACATCAGTTCGGGTACAACTTTAAAGTCCAAAAATAAATTTAAACGCAAAGAACTTTTTTAGAAACGCAAGACGTGCTTTTGCATTTGCTGCCTAATAAGCAGTACCTAAAACAGTAAACCTATCAATTTGGTAATTACTTGAGGGACAGCGATATATTGATTGACTTATTATTTCAAAGTAAATGAGATCAGCTGAGAAGCTCTAAATTGAAATTCAGATATCGACTTGTTAATTCAGATTTTTGACTGTATAAGCAATTAACTATGGTGTAAGTATTATTTAATTTATGTAGGTATTTTGGACACGGGTTCGATTAAATAGGTCGCTTATATTAGTAATAATATAATGAACAGGCAGAGAATTGCTGGAACGAACTTAACAACAACTATACTACAGCATACAAATGAAATAAGTTGAAGTGCGAATGTTTAAAAAATAGTTGCTTAGTCAATCAGCAGCGGCGCTTCGAATAGAAGAGCGTTCAGAGACTATGCACTGCCTATCCTGAGTTAGGATAAAGAGATAGTCCAGCATAGAAATATGTTGCCCCGTCATCTCCACCAATTTAATAATTTAGACAGTTTTCTATAGCAAATAGTAAACTTTTACATAATAATGTTGTTTTTACTAATTAGTCTAAACTGAGCAGTTCAATTTTAAATTCTGTAACCATTCTTATTGCTAAATTATATGAATAAAAAATATAGGAGTTCATATAATGATGAAAAGTTATTTTTGTGAGTGCGGAAAAGAGTTTAATAATCCTCAAAGCTTTAATGGCCATAAATCTCACTGTAGTATACATTTAGCTGCTTGTAATAAATTAGAAGATGTTCAAGCTAATCATAAACTTGGATATAAAAAATCAAGAGAAACTTATACTAAAAATCAGCAGGAAAAACAGCTTACAAAAAAAGTAAAGGATGATGTTGAACTTCAAATTTGGATATTAGAAGAACATCAATGTGAGCGTTGCGGTAAAGTCATGACTAATAAATTTGGAAGTGGTCGTTTCTGCTCTCGAGCTTGTGCAAATCAGCGTTCTTTAACTAATGAGCAGAAATTAAAAATATCACAGACACTGCGCTCTAAACTAAAGACAAAATCTAAAAAACAATTAGAGTATGAGACTAGCCCGAATTATTGTGAAATTTGTGGCGCAGTATTAACTTATAAGAGTAGACGTAATAAAACATGCTCAATTAAGTGTAGAAATGTTTATAATTCAGTGAAGCTTAAACATATTAAAGTTGTTCGTAAGTATGAGTATGGGCATAATATTCAAGGCCGTCATATTGTATATAAAATAATTTCAGATTTAGATCAAAGATATTATATTGGTGTTAGAAAATGTGAAGATGATTCAGCAGATACATATTTAGGTTCTGGAATTATTATAAAGCGATTAATTAAAAAGTATGGTAAGGAACATTTTAAAAGAATAACTTTATTTGAGTTTTCGTGCTCAGATGATGCTTTTAAGAAAGAAAAAGAAGTGATAGCGATGTGTAAAGATGATATTAACTGTGTTAATATTGCAGATGGCGGTCAAGGTGGTTTTACTCATTCTAAGGAATCAGAATATAATCTTGCACCAAAACTTTGTGCTGTTTGTTCTTTACCAATTCCATATGCTTTACATAGTCGTAAAACTTGTTCTGAAGCTTGCTTTAAGC